GTAGACGACTCGCCAAATATATGGCGAGAGATTTACGTGCGTTGTGAGGAGGGTTACTTCCTACTTGGCACGCTGCCTCCATTAGACACGGCAAAATCTTGATACCATCCATGCTGATTGTATCAAAGTGCACAGTCTCTCCAACCCGCTTCTCAAATCGGGCGCGACGGACTTGTTCGATTGGTATGTCTATGCCGTTATCGCCATACTCGAATACGCCATCTCTCGATGCCTCAGCACGCTCACAAATGTCGTCCCACGTCCAGTTCAAAACTTCGTTACTCCGAAGAGGGATACTCCAACGCAGAACATGTTGCTTAGCGTTGAAGGAGTTAGGGATACGAATCATACGAGCCATGTCGAACGGCACAGTGGGGTCCATACAAGTGAGGTCAAGGTCCTTCTTCCAACCGTTGATAACTTTCTTCCCAGCCGCTTTGATGAGGGAAACCTCACTACCCGTGGCTGGTCGATGCACAGTGCCAAGACGAACCCACACATGGAATCCATTTCCACTGAACCACACCGCGTGGTGGATGTCTTTCGACATCAACATTTGATGGAGTCGGCGGACTTGCTCAAGAACACGGTCACCATCGACATCAATGACTTGTGAGCCAACTCTCTCTTTGCGGTCGAAGTCAATAACAAAATGACGCACGATAGCGGTGTTATATTCACCACGTCGTCCGTTGGGTTTGACTGCTCTGAATCCATATACAGACATGTAAGAACATTGGCAGTTCCTTTGCGCAGACCAATATGATTCCATCTCGTTACCACTGTGGACTACCTTTCTGAATAGACCAACTTCTCGTGGGAAATCAAATGTGAGTAAACTCATTATCTCTCCTCCTCATCTAAGTATTCTGTGAGAGATGTTTGACGATATCTCCCACTCATATCTTCTTCTACTGAGGAAGGTGTAAACGTAGCAATTTCATACGTGTCCACCCATGATGATAACTTCTGCCAAACCTCAACGATTTCTATTTCCTCATCGAAGTAGTCAGGGTCAAGTTTGATGAATATCTCAGCACCCGGTAATCTTTCAATGATGTATCCTCTCTTCATATTACGTCCTCCCCACTCAACTACAATCTTGATGTCAGTTTTCTCTTGTAGTGCTGCTTCTAATAGGAATGTAACTGCATTTCTTTTTCTCACGCAATCACCTCCGATTGAAATTGAGGGCAGTGCTGCATGTAATCGCAACGTGCACACTTCCACCCCTCTCTACTTCCAGAGTTGACCATATCGAACTGCTCATCAAGATACATCTTGACCAATTTACCAAGGCGAACCTTCATGGCTCTCTCGCTAACTCTTTTGCATTCTTCATAGGTCATATGGTCTGCCGCACTGTATCTCCATCCCCAATGAGTAACATCTCCAGTGAGACCTTCCTCTGCGAGTAGTGCAGGGTCAGTCATTTCGATGAGCATCTTATAGTAAGACATCTCCATCCTCATCTCTGACAATTTATACTGTGCGTTCCACTTACCCGTCTTCAACTCCATAAGGCCAAGACCACCGTCTTCGTCGCGGAACACTCGGTCAATGATACCTACCAGTCGAACAGGGACTCCCTCAATTTCGCTTTCTACGTCCAAACGAACTTCATTTGCAACAGGCATGAACTTATCAGGGTCTGATATCATGAGACGTGCGACTTCATTCTTCATCATCCAATCGATGTTGAGATTATAGTCACGCTCGTAAAAAGGCTCATCTCGATTTTCTTCTCGACGGCCTTCAACAATTTCTTCTCTTGTGGGAAGGAAACTGCGCAGTGTTGTTTCCACAGCACGGTTTTTGCCGGACAAGGCACTCTTGCGTAAATCTGACAAGATGTTTGTGTCAATTCTGTCATAGTATTCTTCGACTGCTCTATGCACATCATCTCCTGTGATTAACCAGTGGTGCTTCTCCTCCTCAATATCGTGAATCTTACTGAGAAACATCTGCTGTGCGCACCACTTAGTGGATGTCAGCGTCGACTTACTGATACGGATGATGATACCATCCTCTCCCATCTCAGGTGTCCAAGCATACGAAGACCCATCAGGATAAATGCGATTCATTCTTCTTCCTCCAAAGGTGTATGATGACGCAAGAAGTAGTTAAGTTCCCATCGGCAGTCGTGCTTATAATTATCTTGAACTACGACTACGAGTGTTTTGTAATTATCATATTCAATCCCTTCAATACTACACAAATACTTCACATGGTCGTTCCGCCATCGTGTTCCAATCATCCATTGGCTCAAAACAATTCCTCCACATAATCAACACCTTCAAAATCAAAATCTTCTTTCATACCGCGTGTGCAATAACCGCACAAAAGTAAGGGGTTACCTTTCTTTATTCCACCATACCAAAACCGTCGTGTTGCTCTACGAAAGCCCTTGAACTTCCTTAATGGTCGACACCACTGGCACTCAATTTCTTCCGTCATTCTTCTTCCTCCAATATCTTAGTCAGTTTCTCGATAACAATATAACGAGAGATGTGTGGCCCTTGCCCCTTTCTGAGAGAGGCGATGTATTCGCGCAACTTTTTTCTCATTCTTCTTCCTCCATCATCATACGAAGTAGTATCAAGTATCCAATGAGGTCATCAACGATATCGATGTCGCTCTCGATGCTATCATTACCACGAGCAAGGCGAGATAACTTATCGTCGATGCGAACACGAATACCTGCCTGTGAGTCCAACTTAGAGAAGATACGCAAGGGTTGTTGCACACTATCTCCGTATTGCTCATTCTTCTCCTTGAGGAGATTTACTACGCGCGCAGCAGTTTCCGCTACACGCTTTGCGAAGTCAGACATCACGCCCACCTCTTATAACAATCGTAACAGAGTTCAGTAATGGGATGGCGTGCACGCACATTCTCACCGCACATGAAGCATTTGTATGTCTTCAAACGGGGCATTTTCCATCACTCCATTCGTCTATTGTCGTTTGTCTCATCGTTCCTGTCTTCATACCCCAACGGGTCAATTTTGTTTGCATGTTCACCACCATCCGTAGTTCTTTGGTCTCGGAGCACCCAGTGCCCCATCAAGGTCCCATCCGAGCACTTTGTAAATGCCCTTCAATTTAGCCCCAATCATCTTCTCGATGATGGTCTTTGTATCTAACGTGAACCCTGAGACCTCAGTAGGTTCACGGAATGCTATAATTTGTGTTGGTTCCATGCCGCCGGGGACATGGTCAACATAGGTCCATTGGACAGAGTCACCTTCTTCAAATGGTTCGTGTCCAATATTCCTGTTGTAGTAGTCAGCAGCCTTGCTTGCACCACTCAGCGTCTTGTATTGTTTGATAGGCATACCAAGCCTTGTGCTCATGGTGACACGCTTCCAATCTATGTCACCACCTTTGATTTCGCGCACAATAGGAAGGATGTGCTCTCGGACATCTTGCTCACTACCACCATCGAATATCATATTCAGAACATCTTTCTGAATACTCTTCGTGATAGGAGCCAACGAGGAGCCCTTCAAGAAATTAGCACTCTTGACTTTCCCTTCGTCTTCAACCGGGAAGGAGACGCGCCCAGCGTAGGCGTTTGCTCCAACGAGAATCCAACGTGGCATCCATGCCTCCAGTTCAGCCACTAATTCTTTGTTACCTGTGGTTTCTTGAACCACCTTAGTGATGGCTTCAGCGAGACCTTGGGCCTCCTCCAGAGGGACTTTGATGAAGGCGGAATCTGTGAAACCATAGAGGGTCTCATAACCCATATCTGTAGCCACTTTATCCAACAGACGAATACAACGCCTGCCTTCGCTGGTGATGGTATGAGCGATGTCTGCATCAGCCCATCCATAACCGACGTGCGCTGTCATACCATACAGGCTCGCCATAACTCGTTTGACCGCAGATTGTGTAGTATTCCACGCAGCGCGCTCCTCTTTGCTCTCAGCCTCTTTCATCTTCCGCTTACACTCAGCACGATAATCGAACAAGTAATCGACCACTTGAGGGAGTATGCCCTTTTGCGTTTGGTCCCAGTAGGACCCATTATCCAGACGAATGATACCCGGTCCGGGCTCACTCCTCTTACTCGTGTAGCAGAGATTGTATCCTGTAATGAACGAAGGATACATTCCTTTGTAATCGATAACGCCGACATTCTCATAGAGGCCGGGGTCCTTGAGAATAAACTCAGCACCCTTCAACACCTCCTTCTCTACATGGGTTCGGGAAGGTGCCTTGAGTTCTGTTCTACGCGAAAGCAATCCACGAGCGAACTTAGTGACGTTCGTTGTTGACTGCATACTTACTCCGCAGAGTCGCACCATCTCAACATAGAAATCAGTGACGTTACGAGCCTCATCGATGCCTTTGAGTAGTTCTGTATCGAGAAGACAGTAATCAACAAACTCCTCCCAGTATTCATACCATCCATTGTGAACATCCATGCCCTCAATCTCTTCGGTCAACTTAGAGCCGAGTCCCAGCAGTTCAGCGATTGTGTTCAGTTTACGATTGGGTAGTTGACCACCACCACTGTCTTTCCACACTCTCTCAAACCCTGTTCCTGTTCCCTCACGGGCAGCAGTATCAAACTGCCAACGCCCAGCGATAGGTTGGTCAGTTGGATAATAGGAGTCCTCTCCTCTCTTAGGTCTGCGCACAAACCCTATCGGACTCAAGCGATTTGGATTCTGTATGTGGTTGATTAGATGTGGGATATCAAAGAAACATCCAGCGTGAGCAATCATCATGTCTGGGTTACGTTGTTCTAAAAACTTAATGAATCCCTCATGAAGGTCTGCTTCACTCTTGTAAAGACGCAATTGGTATTTGTTATCACGAACTTCTCTATCTCTTAACAAACATGGGTTGCCCCAATCTACATCGTAGTAACGGTAAGGGCAATTGGTTCTCTCATCAGCCCATGCGAATACAACAGGCATATCGAGGTCGCTATCAATGACTGCAATGATTGTTGTGAAGCCTTCTTTGGTATCAGCCTCAATATCATACCACCACTTACGAGGCTTCCAGTCAGGCATCTCAGGAACATTCTCCATGAGCCACTGGTCAACGAAAGGTATGTCTGCTTCGTATGTCTTGTCGAAGAACTTACTCATGCGCGTAATGTCGAATGGGTTATCTGTCTCAATCTTGATGAGTGGTGTCTTATCCAACCCTGTTGCTGTTATGTCTTTGCGCACGGCTGTTCCGGGGAACGACCGTTTCAATCGTTCCAGTCGGAAGTCAGGTGTGTCCGCAGGCACCCAGAAGTAAGGGTGGAACTCCTCTCTCCTCTCAATGAGGTTGCGGTCTTCATCCCTGTATCGGGAATAAATAATCGGGCATTCTCCATCTCTAAATATTGTATCTACTATCATCAGTAATCATCCCAGTCGTGTATTAGTGGGTCGTCCTCAGATATCCTAAGTATTCTATCGCAATCTAAACAAACGCAAATCCAACCGTTAATCGGGTCAGCATCAGGATTGTTGTATTGACTATAGTAGCACTCATGCATCTTCTCCCATGTGAAGTTCTCACAATCACAATCGTCTTCTTCGCTCATATCATTCACCATCTTGGTCCAAAGCAATCAGCAAGAACTCATCATCCACATGTCGTAGAACCATGATGAAGGAGTCACTTGTGAACACATCTACAGTGCCGCTGGGGACGGTCGCCATCAACTCAGGTAACCATTGTCCAAACACAGAGGAGCAATCTACACCATCGTGGGTGACAAGTTCAGTGGCGACATTCATGCGCACGCCTCCTTTCTTCCCAGCCTCTACAATGAATTGAGCCTCCGAGGAATCGTAACGTGTTGTGTAGGTCATATCTTTACCGAGAACTTTCTGCATGTCTGCAATCTCCCTAAGCCACGCCGCACCGACGTTGAAGTAGGTTGTGAGCGATTTACCTTTGAATGAGTTCCAGTTGTTTTGCTCTCCTTCTTCGATGAGAATCTTCATCTGGTCTGCGTGCAAACCAGAGCGAATGTATTCTGAACTGGGGACATCAATGCTATTCATACCACAGGAAACCTGCAATCTGTCAGGTCTCTGCCAGAGTCGAATAAGAGCATCCTTAACAGATGGTTGCACCTTCAAGAACGATAGAACAACACCGATATCAGAGAAGAGAATCTCCCCCTTCTCTTCTACATCACAACCCACGGACCTATAGAGGAGATGTGTGGGTGTGCCCACACTACCCTTCAGAGTCGACTGTTGGGCAACAGCCCGGAGGTCACCGACCCCCGGACCGAAGCCACTGAGAAAGGACTTGAGCAGTCCTCCGCTGATGTTGACTCTTGCTCCCATCAGATTTCACCGCGCAGTTCGGGTAGTCCATGCCACTGCGCAGGCTTACCATCCTGAGTAACCATGACTGTGCGTTTCTGGTCTACGAGGTCAGAGTTGGTCTTCCACTTGAGGAACTCAGCCTCATAGCGAATCTCTCCTGTCTTTGCGCCAGTTTCATCACGCACTGCAGTTTTGTGCATGCGCACAATCTGATTCAGATAGTTGCCTGTCTGCTTCTCCCAGTCCGGCTTGTATTCACCGGATGGATTGTGACCGTCGTATTCCTCCTTGAGGTGGGTCTCCACGAAGACGCGAACACCGTGACTCATGAGTTGACGACAAAGAGCCGTGAGCATATGGAATCTGGTAGAACGAATTTGCCAGTTGAATCGCATACCCACTTTCTCATGAGGCTTGACTTTCG